TTTGGGCGGTACTTTGTGTAAGATTGGCAGTCCATTATTAAGTTTTTTATTATGTTCCCTTTGTACACCGTTGCAAGTGTTTTCAAAAGTAAGCCAATTCGCTACGGTATCACTGATGAAATTCCCTAATTCCTTACAAAGTCACATCGCACCTTGAAAATTGAATGAGCCACCCCAGCAGGATACCTCCGGTACTGAATGTGCATTCTGCGCGTCTTACCAGAAAAAACGTCGGAGAAAATCGGGCAGGAACGGGCCGGGACAGAGTGGACGGTAGTTAAGAGCAAGATTCGCCTTTGTATACGAAACCGCTCCTACGGGCGATTTTTCTACGGCGGCATCTTGATGGGGATTGTGCTCCCCATACCCTCACATCGTGCAAAATCACATGATTTTGCCTGTTGGTGGCCTGTCGCAGCAGGTCACAGCCGGAGTGCAGATGCACTGCCGGGAAAATCAAATTCTTGATTTTGGAAAGGAGACCCCATGCCACGAACAAAGAGAAAAGTGAAATCTATCGTAAAGACAAAAGTAATCTCCGCACGAGTTACAGAAACAGTACATGAATTTTTACACCGGCAGGCAGAAGATGCCGGGATGACCCTCTCTCAATTTGCAGCGCAGATGCTGATGAAAGGTCGCGTGAATACCTCGTATGTGTTCTATGTCCACCCGGACGAGATCGAAGCAATCACACGGGAGTTTGCCGCCATCGGAAACAACCTGAACCAGATCGCGGCTTTCTTCAACAGCGGCGGTATCCAGTCCCGTGCGATGCACGAAAACATCAACCATGCGATTGCCTGTATTTTTGAGATGCGGGAACAAGTCGCAGAAATGGCAGGAAAGAACTATGGCAATATTAAAGCACATCGCAAGTAAGAGTTCCAACTATGGTGCTGCACTGGAGTATCTGATTTTCAAGCATGACGAGCTTCGGAAAACTCCGATCCTTGACCAGAACGGAAATCGCATCATGCGGGATGAGTTTTATCTGGACGGTCTGAACTGTGAACCCTATTCCTTTGATGCAGCCTGCCAGCAGCTGAACAGTGAATATCAGAAGAACAAAAACAAGAATGAAATCAAAAGCCACCATTACATCATCAGCTTTGATCTACGGGACAGCACAGAAAATTGTTTGACGGGTAAACGGGCGCAGGAGCTTGGACTGGAATACGCAAAAGCAAATTTTCCGGGGCATCAGGCTTTGGTCTGTACGCACATGGACGGTCATAATGGCAGCGGCAATATTCATGTACATATCGTAATCAACAGTTTGCGAAAACTGGATGTGCCTAAGCAGCCCTTTATGGAGCGGCCCATTGACTGCAAGGCAGGGTACAAGCACCATGTGACGAACGAATACCTGAAACACCTGCAGAAATCCCTCATGGATTTGTGCCGCCGCGAGTTTCTGCATCAGGTCGATTTACTGTCACCATCCAGAACGGGTGTGACCGAAGCGGAGTATTGGGCACAGCGGCGGCTGGATGAGAAAAAACAGAAAATCGAAACGGAAGGATTTACGCCCAATCCGACAAAGTTTCAAACACAGAAGCAGCTTATCCGGGATGCCGTTGCCGCTGCTCGTGAGAAAGCAATCTCGTATGAAGATTTTCAAGACATCCTGCAGGATGAATATGACGTTTTCGTCAAAACACAACGTGGACGTTACAGCTATCTGCCGCCGGAACGGAACAAGTTTATATCGGAGCGTTCCTTGGGGGACAGTTGCAAAAGAGAATGTCTGGAAGGATTCTTCATTCAGAACGCAGAGAGAAATCTACGGTACAAGGAAGACTCCATACTGATCTTTACGACCAGAACCAGACTGCGGCTCGTTGTGGACCTGCAGGAGAATGTTAAGGCACAGGAAAATTTGGCCTATGCGCTAAAGGTCAAAATCAGCAATTTGCAGAAAATGGCTGAAACGCTGGTATGGGTACAGGAAAACAATATCAACGACCTGACAGAATTGAACGATCTGTGTAAGACAGCACAGTCCAATGCGCAGGCAGCGTATGAACGGCTGTCACAGGCAGAGGATGAACTGTACAAAACCAATGAGCAGATTCATTATGCGGGGCAGTACCTTTCCACAAAAGAGGTTCAGCAGCAATTTACGAAAGAAATTTTCAAGAAAAAATTCCGTGCAGAGCATTCCAAGGAATTGGATGCCTATGCAGAATCCGTGAAATATTTCCGGGAAGAAAACGATGGAAAGCTGCCATCGCTGAAATCTCTGAAAAAGCGGAAAGAAGAACTGACGCAAGAAATCGCAGAGAGGAAAAAGGCATATGCTCCTCTGAGGGAAGAATCCCGGCGTCTGGAAATTGCATCGGATAACGTGTACAGCATCTTCCGAAAGACCGATGAAATGAAATCCGACCTTGCATGGAAACGCGAGTGGGAGGCTAGAGTCCGCGAAAAGGCAAGGCAGGAGCAGGCTCGACAGGAACAGCGTGAGCGTCAACCGAAACGCAAGAAGCGCAGCTATGATATGAGCCTGTAATCAGCAGGGTCTTCCACCCCGCACCCCGGAACCCTGCCGGATGCGTAAGCCCGTGCAGGACTTTCCCATTCGGCAGGGACTTTTGAAAACGATTAGGAGGAAGTTTGAGTAAAGAGTACATCAAGGCACAAACCCCACTACCCGCTTATTTCCCTTATCCGAAATTTCTGCTGCAGATGAGCCTTTCCCATACGGCACGATTGACGTATGTTTTGCTGCTGGACCGCATGACCCTTTCGCAGAAGAACGGCTGGGTGGATGTGCAGGGCCGGGCGTATGTGCTCTATCCGTTGGCAGGGCTGGCGGAAGATCTTCAGAGCAGCATTTCCAGTGTCACCCGTGCCCTGCGGGAACTGGAAGCCGCACGGCTGATCGAACGGCGGTCCAATGGCTTTTCCAAGCCAAACCAGGTGTTCCTAAGCTTCCCATCTACTGCGCAGAAATGCACAGTCGAGATGGTCAAAAATGAGCGGCCTGATTGCTCAAAAGTGAGCAATACGATTGCGCAAAACTGCACACCTAACCAAATAAATAAGAACAACCTAAGATTGAACCAACTGAGTAGAACCAAAGAAGCATATGGGCGTTATCGGAATGTCTATCTGGAAGATTATTCAGAACTGAAAATGGAAATTGCAGAGTTAGATTCCCTGATTGATGACCTTTCAATCTATATGCAGTCTACAGGCAGGAAGTACGCAGACCATGCGGCGACCCTGCGTAGCTGGTCAGCACGGAAGAAAAGACAACAGAAACCGGGAGCAGGTATCCCGGACTATACCTACAACAAGGAGGAAAGTTTATGACGGAAACGATCCAGACAGCGATGGACAGGCTTATGACGATCTCTGTGGAACCGCAGGACTATGTTGCAGAAGATGGGCTGCTGTACTGCGGCAGCTGCAAAACTCCCAAGGAAGCGTTCTTTACGAACGGCAGAAAGCTGTTTGGGCGTGACCGCCATCCGGCTGAATGCCGGTACAGGCAGTCTACAAGGGAAAAGCAAGAGAAAGAAGAACGTGCAAGGCTGCATTACGAGAAAGTGCAGCGGCTGAAGCTGCAGGGCTTTACCGACTGGGCGATGCAGCACTGGACATTTGCAGACGATCACGGGCAAAATCCACAGATGCAGCTGGCACAGCGGTATGTGGCCCACTGGCCGGAAATGCGGGAAAAGAATGTGGGGCTGCTGCTCTGGGGCGGTGTTGGTACAGGCAAGAGTTTTATGGCGGGTTGCATTGCCAATGCCCTGATGGAACAGGAAGTGGCCGTCTGCATGACGAATTTTGCCCGAATCATGAATGAACTGAATAACGCCTTTTCCGGGCGAAATGAAGTCGTGGACAGGCTCTGCGGCTATCCGTTGCTTGTCATTGACGATTTCGGCATGGAGCGGGGCACGGAATATGCGCTGGAGCAGATTTACAACATTATCGACAGCCGTTACCGCAGCAGGAAACCACTGATCGTTACCACGAACCTGACCCTGACGGAGTTGAAGAACCCGCAGGATACCGCTCACGCCCGTATCTATGACCGTCTGCTGGAACTGTGTACCCCGATTGCCTGCACAGGCCCCAGCATGAGAAAGAATATAGGACAGGCAAAATTGAACTTGCTGAAAACACTTCTGGCCTGAATGGGAGGAACGCGATTGCAAGAAAACGGTAGAATGAATTGGCTGGAGCAGATCCACCAGATGAAGAACCGGGATATTCGCACGATTGAACAGTCTGAACTGGAGGAACTGCCGCAGGATGCAGTGGAACACGGACTGCCGCAGGAGGAAAGGCTGAAAAATCTGCTGGATAAGGTCCGAAATCCTTATTGCTATCTGGACAACGGAATTATTGTGAAGCTGAACTTTGCACCGAGAGGGAGCAGTACACTGTCTGAGCGCATTGGCAGGTGTTTTCAATCGGCCAGCTGAAAAGGCAGAGAATATTTCGGCAAGCTGCTGAAAAATCACACAGAAAAATTTCACACTTTAATGCGATAAAGCACTGGACAAAGGATGAGGATTCTGGTAAGCTGTTTGTGGGTAAGAAAATAGGAATGTGCCAGCTGAGTAAAGTTTGCTCGGCAGGCTTGTTCTACATAGAAAAATGTGGAGCCTTTCGCTTCTCTGACGAACAGTATTGCCGATTCGTTAAGGAGGTGGAAGGCTTTTGTTATACCCAGATATCAATTCGCAGAAGAAAACGCAGCGAAATTCAACTCGTTATCGTACCGCCCTGTATTTACGCTTATCCCGTGAGGATGGCGATAAGACAGAGAGCGACAGTATTGCAAACCAGCGCACACTACTGGAAGTCTATGCCGCAGACCACCCGGAACTGTGTATTGTGGATGAGTTTGTGGACGATGGTTACTCCGGCTCGAACTTTGAACGGCCTGCGTTCCAAAGGCTGTTTCGGGAACTGGAGCAGGGGACCATCAACTGTGTTCTGGTGAAAGATTTGTCCCGCTTTGGACGAAATTACATTGAAGTGGGGCGTTATCTGGAACGTATTTTCCCGGTCATGCGGGTCCGGCTGATTGCAGTGACGGATAATTATGACAGCCAATCTGCGTGGAAGACCAGCGATTCCATCATGGTTCCGATGCGGAATCTGCTCAACGATGCTTACTGTCGGGATATTTCCGTCAAGATCAAAAGTCAGCTTGCGGTCAAGCGGAAACGCGGTGATTTTGTGGGAAGTTTTGCAACCTATGGATACCAGAAGGGCCCCAGCAATCATACCAAACTGATCGTGGACGAACTGGCAGCGGAAACAGTGCAGAACATTTTTCACTGGAAGATCAATGGCATGAGCAATCAGGGCATCGCAAATCGTTTGAATGCGAAAAAGGTATCGTCCCCAGCTGCACGAAAGCTGCAGAGCGGTGCAAAGCTGAGCCTGCATTTCAGCAAGAGCGATGAGCCGCCGTGGTCTGCCAAGGCAGTGGACCGCATTCTGCACAACGAGGTCTATATCGGAAAACTGGTACAGGGAAAGACACGACGACTGGATTATCGCTCCAAAAAGAAAATGAACGTGCCGATGCGGGACTGGGTAATCGTGGACAACACCCATGAAGCAATCATTCCGGCAGAGCAGTTTGAACTGGTGCAGCGGATTCTGGAAACCGAAACTCGCAGGCCGAACGATGCCGAAACGGTGGCCCTGTTTGCAGGCTTTCTCTACTGTGGGGACTGCGGCAGCCGGCTGGTGCGCAGGTCGGCCAGCTATAAGGGAAAGCGGTATATCTATTATCAGTGCTCCGGCAGCAAACAGAACAAGGGCAGCTGCACGAGCCATAACCTGCGGGATGAAAAGCTCTATAACATTGCGCGGAATGCGCTCCAGATGCAGATCCAGATCGTGATGGAGGAAGCAGAGTTTGTAGAAAGCATCCGGCAGGCCCAGCAGGAACCCTACCGTGTGCGGCGCATCGAACGGCAGATTCGGCAGCTGACTGCAGAAAAGGCCCATACACAGGGCATTAAGGAAAAACTGTATGGGGATTACGCAGAGGAAATCCTCACACGGGAGGATTTCCTGAACTACAACGAACTGTACAGCAAGCGAATCGAAGAGTATGACCGCAAAATTGAGGAACTGGAGGCGGAACAGCAAAATTTACAGACTGCCCCGAATGCGTATCCATTTCTGGACGTGTACCGTAAGTATCGGAAACTGGAAGAAATCACCCGTCCGATGGTCGTGGAACTGATTGAGAAAATCGAAGTGTATGAGGGCAATCGGGTAGAGATTACGTTCCGATTCCAGGATGAAATTGCGGACCTGCTGGAGGAATTGCACCAAAAGCAGCATGAAGTGTCAGCTTGAAAGAAGGTCGTGATTTATGGCAAGAGTAAGCAAGAAAGTAAGCGCGGCACGGCAAGAAGCAGAAAATGCGCGACACCGTGTCTGGAAAGCTGCAATATACGCACGGCTGTCCGATTTTGATGATGCGCTTCGGGATGCAGAATCACTGGAAGTACAGATTTCTTACATCAAGGAGTATATCAACCACCGGGATGACCTGATGCTGCTGGATGTGTTTGCGGACAAGCGGTGCACAGGGATGAACTTTGATCGCACGGAATTTGAACGGCTATTGAAGGCGTTGCAGGATCGAAAAGTCAACTGCATTGTGGTAAAGGACTTCTCCCGACTGGGACGCAATTTCGTGGAAACAGGCCAGTATCTGGAACAGGTGTTTCCACTGTTTGGCGTAAGATTTATCGCCATCAATGATAATTATGACAGCCTGAACAGACAGAGCCAGGACGGGATGCTGGTGCCAATCAAGAACATGATCAATGAAATGTACTCGAAAGACCTGTCCCAGAAGATTCAGTCGTGCTTTCGTTCCAAGGAAGCACGGGGAGAAATCTATACCCCTGTTCCATTTGGCTACAAAAAGGATCAGAAGAATCATTTGGTTCTGGACGAGGAAGTCAGCGATGTGGTAGTTCGGATTTTTCTCTGGAAGAAATCCGGCATGAAAGAGCGCGAGATTGCAAAGAAGCTGTCTGCGCAGGGAATCCAGACACCTTTTACACGCCGCTGTCAGCTGGGATACCTGAAAAACACCTTGCGGGTAAAGGACCCAGCATGGCAGACTGTTTTCGTGACAAAGGTGCTGGAAAATCCAATCTACACAGGAACAATGGTCTATAACCGCATCGCCTACGATGAAGCGAATCGGAAAATCGGGCAGAATCCACGGGAAAGCTGGCGGATGGTGCCGGACAGCCATCCGGCAATCATCAGCTGGGAGCTGTTTGATGAGATCTCTGCATTGCGGGAAGCCGAGCAAGCAGTCAAGGAAGAGCGAAAAAAGTGGTGCAGACAGCGCAGAAAGAACAATCCGAACATCTTCAAAGGCAGAATCTTTTGCAAAAAGTGCGGAGAAAAATTGGTTTGTCATTGGCAAAGTGATGGTACGCTGTATTTTTACTGTGCATCTTGCCATGTTTCAATTTCAGAGAAAGACCTCTGGAACGGCATCAATCAGGAGCTGCACCAGAGGTTAGAAGAACATAAGTACTTGAAAAGGGTGATACAAAAGAATTCGGGGAAAAGCAACCTTGAAACAAAGAAAGTTGCATTGAGCCGTGAAATAGAACAGGTGTCGGGCAATATCGTTCGGCTGGAATCGCAGAAGCGCAGCGGCTACGAGCAGTATGTCCTTGGAAAAATTTCAAAAGAAAAGTTCTTGGAATTGAAGCAGGATGCAGAGAATGAAATTGAGGCATTCAGACAGACAAAAGCTGAAAATGAGAAAGAACTGGTCGTTGTTCAAGAAGAATTGCAGCAGAAAAAGCAAATCGCAGGCAACACAGAGGTTCTTTTAACGGCAGATAATCTGCAGCAGTATGTAAAGAAAATTGAAGTGGATCACAAGAAAAATACTTACACGGAATTTGTGCTCTAACGAAAAAGGAGGACAGAGAATGAAAGAAAAAATCTACGATGCCCGGACAGGGATGGAATATATTTTGATTGGCGATTATTACCTGCCAGCCTTGAAAGTGCCACGGACTCGTCCGGTTGGCCGCTGGGGGATGCTGCACAAGGCGTACCTGAAACTGCGAAAACCAGCCTATTATCAGAGCCTGCTGCTGAATGGAAAGCTGGACGCTGTTTTGGCAGACGTGGAAGGACAGGCAGCAGAGCGATATGAGGTTTTGATCGAGCAGATGAGCCAGCGGGAGAGCATTTCAGAAAAACTGAAAGAAGAAAATCAGATGGAGTGGGTGCGCCGCATGAGAAATCTGGAAAATCGTGCAGAGGAAATCGTAAAGGCAGAATTGATCTACACGTTTGAAAGGCGGTGAGCAGCAGATGATCGGAACCTATTACCGGCTTTCACTTGCAGACGAGGATGTGGGTGCTGATAAGGCCGAGAGCAACAGCATTCAGGGCCAGCGCGGACTGGTAGAGGGGTATATCATGGCTCGCCCGGAACTAGCTGCAGAGCCGCGTCAGGAGTATGTGGACGATGGCTACTCCGGCACCTCCACGAGCCGCCCGGCGTTCCAGCGGCTGATTCAGGACGCGCAGGATGGCAAGGTGAAAACAATTATCGTAAAGGACTTTTCCCGGTTTGCCCGCGATTATATCGAAGCAGGCGATTATATGGAGCGCATTTTTCCATTGCTGGGCGTTCGATTCATCTCTGTCAACGATGGGTATGACAGTGGAATGCAGGCCGGGAACGATGTACGCGGACTGGAAGTAGCCATTAAGAACATCATCAACGCATCCTACAGCCGGGATCTTTCTGCCAAAATCGCGGCAGCAGACCATGTGATGCAGAAAAAAGGAATGTATCTCGGAGGATACCGCCCGTTTGGATTCCTGCCGGACCCGAACGACTGTCATAAGCTAATCCTTGACCCGGTAGCCAGCCAGTATGTACGGTTGATCTTTGAACTGGCATTGCAGGGCAACAGAACAGGCACCATCGCAAAAATCCTGAATGAAAAGCAGATTCCAACCCCGGCAGCGTATCATGTGGCGGAAAACCATGTGTACAGTGAGCAGAAAGCATGGGATCTGCAGCGCAGCCATTGGACAAGTGGAACGGTTTACCATGTTCTGAAAAATGAGAAGTATAAGGGAACCTATGTGGGCGCGAAATTCATTATGCCGGTTCCCTGTAAGCATCGGGTTCTGCGCGCTCCTTTGGAACAGCAGGTACGTATTGAGGACAGCCATGCCGCCATTGTGACCCCGGAGGAATTTGAACAGGCACAAATGGTCATTATGCTGCAGCATGGGAAGCACCAGGCCGGGAACTACACAAAACACCAGTATCCCTTGAAAGGCAAGGTCTACTGCGGCTACTGCCAGAAGCTGATGAAATACCGTGTCCTCAAGAAACTTGGTCCCTCTTTTAACTGCAGATTTTCAGCGACAGCGGTGGACAGCCCCTGCAAGCGAATCCCAATCTCTGAGAAACTGCTGGAAGAGATTGTCCGAAACGCACTGACAGCGCAGATAAAACAGGCGGAGCATATACTGGAAATCCTGCACGAACGGGAACGCAAAGCGTTGATTTGCTTTTCCGCACTGGAACGGCAGGAAGAAAAGCTGAGTGCAGAAAAGGCAGAGCTCGTAAAACTTCGTGTTGCACTGTATGAGCAGTATGCTGATGGAAACATGAGCAAGGAAGAATTCATCAGGCAGAGAGATTCCTATAGAGCACAGGAAGATGAACGGATGGAGCAGATTCAACGACTTCGTACCGAGAAAGACCAAATTTTCCTGCCAGTAAGGAAAGATGCTGGTAATTTGCAGACTGTCGTAAGTGCAGCAGAAGAAGCAGGCGATGTGATGCGCTTATCACAGAATGTGGTGGAAACCTTTATTGACCGCATTGAGGTTTTCAACGATGAACGCGTGAAAATTCGCTTTACATTTGAGGATGCATTGAACAGTTATGAGGAAAAGTAAATGCAGCGATTTCTTGATTTAAGGTAAATACAGAATTTCAGAAGCAAAAAATCGAAGGCTCGCGTAAACTACAGACAGCACCCAGGAGAATTCGAGGGTGCGTCTGCAGCTTATGCGGGCCGTTTTATTTTGTGCTTTTTACTGCGAAATAATGTTAAACTCCAAGGCTGATAAGAATGGCCTTTAACTCCTTTGCCATGCGGATAATGACAGTCTGTTCAGTTTCATTACAGTCCAACAGCAAGCGATGAATTTCAGAGTTTGCAGAGGAAGATGAATATTCAAGACAGTCGAGCAAAAGCTCATCCGCGGAAACGGATAACGTGTTGGCAATTTTGACAAGAACAGAAAGGCTTGGAACCTTTGTGCCATTTTCGATTTGGACAATGTATTCACGACTGCAGTTGACTTTTGCGGCAAGAACTTCTTGCGTCAGATTCGATTTTGAACGGTAGAAGCTGATTCGTTTTCCTAGAGAAGTACGATTTACGGACATATAGTGATCTTCCTTTCAAATGCCCGCATAAGATACTTTAATTATTTGACTTATGGAGAAATGAATCAAGAGGAACCAAAGAGGCAATTTACATAGAAGTCAGAATTCCTATTTTTCTCCTCTAGCGGAGATGGCTTCTGAGGCCAAAATGTGAACCAGCAGTTCACATTTTGAGCAACAAGTGAACTGCTGGTTCACAGAAAAAATCATCTGATAAGTGTATAATAAAAGCATGAAATCAAACTGCAAAAATAACGTGGAGAAAACAAATGGAACGGCTGCTGACACTGTATAGCGAAGTTCAGTCAACGGATGTACGGTGGCTGTGGTATCCCTTTATTGCAATCGGGAAAATCACACTGCTACAGGGTGATCCCGGCGATGGAAAATCTACCCTGATGATGAATCTGATTGCGGAACTTTCAACAGGAGGTAAGACCCCGGATGGCTGTAAGATCGGCGTGCCGCAAAAAGTGATTTATCAGTGCTCCGAGGATGGCGTTTCGGATACGATTAAGCCCCGTCTAGAACGCTGCGGAGCAGACTGCCGGAAGATTGCTTTCATCAACGAAGAAGTTTATAACGGCCTTACATTGGACGATGAGCGCATCCGTCAGGCAATCATTGAATTTCGACCGCGATTGGTTGTGATCGACCCGATTCAGGCTTATCTTGGCAGCGATTCGGATTTGCAGATTGCAGGCAGGGCACGGAAACTCATGCGCCGTCTTGGAATGTGGGCTGCTGGCTACGACTGCGCCATCGTTCTGATTGGTCACCTTAATAAAAAAGAAGGTTCCAAAGGGTTGTACCGCAGTTTGGGAAGCATTGATGTTGTGGCAGCAGCACGAAGTGTTTTGCAGGTGGAACGGGATACCGAGAATCCTGATATAAGAATTGTACATCAAATCAAAAACAGTCTTGCGCCTACGGCTGAGGACATTCACTTTTCCATTTCTGCCGAAAAAGGCTTTCAATGGATGGAATGCAGGCCGCAACTTATTGAAAAACAGCAGCAGGATATAGAACTGAGATTTGATTCTGAGCAGCAGAAAGCCGTCTATTGGATCAAGCATTTCCTTGAAAAAGGCGATATGAGCGCAAATGAAATATATTGCCGTTTGGACAATGAGGGCATCAGCAAACGAGTGGCACGAATGGTAAAAACAGAAATGGGAATTCACTGCTACCAGAAAAAGCGAAAATGGTATTGGAGTGTTCAGCCGGAAGAAGGTGCTATGAATGGATCGCAAGTATAAGGTTGGCGGCTATGTGAAACTTGCAAAACTGTGGGAACGCTCTAAGGATGCAGCAGTGGCCTATCACAGTTCCTACTATGCTGAAAAGTTCAGGGATGATGCGGATAAAAGGCTGGTTGGTGTCTATATTGACATCACAGGGAATAAGGAAATTTACAAACGCCCGGAAATGGTACATCTGCTTCAGGACTGTAAAAAAGGAATAGTTAATCTGATTTTCTCGCAAACAAGAGCCTACCTTGCGGCGAATACCTGTGATTTCTGTTTCCTGTTGAAATATCTGTTTGACATACCGATGCGAGTGGACGTTGTTACGGATGATGATGACCAGAGAATCGACACCATTCTTGATGTTGATAACCAACGGCAAAGTCTGAAAGAATTAGCCGAAAAATACACATCAATCCGTGAGAAAGAATATCTTGCATGGAAAGCACGACTAGAACATGAAATGGAAAAGGCAGATGGAAAATGAATGAAGGACAGTATGATTCAAAAAATGTAGAACATATTTCAATAGAAAATATCGAAGTTGTGTCCAATGGAATGGATTGGAAAAGCAGGCATTTGGAAGCTGAAAAGAGAAAAGCCGAAATCCGCGACAGAATCCATAAGCAGACTGAACAGGGCCAGAAATCGGCAAAAGATTATTTCCGCCCTGCAAAGCCGACCCCATCAATCTATGACAGTGACCTAAAACGTGTGGCCGTTTATGCCCGTGTCAGCACATCTAGCGAAGAACAGATTTCCTCTATTGAAAATCAAACTCTATACTACACCAAAAAGATTGCAGAAACGGAAAACTGGAATCTGCAGGATATTTACAGCGATGAAGGAAAATCGGGTACTTCACTGCGGAAACGGGATGCGTTTAAGCGCATGATGCGGGATGCCAAAGACCAGAAGATGGATTTGATTATCTGTGCCAGCATTTCACGTTTTGCCCGGAACTTTTCGGATTGCATGACACAGATCGCAGCTTTGAAAACCATGCATCCTGCACATCCCATCGGTGTGTACTTTGAAACAGAGAATATCTACACGCTGAATCCAAGAAGTCAATACAGTCTTGACATTCAGGCTCTTTTGGCGGACTGGGAATCGGGCAATAAGAGCCGCCGCATGATCCTTTCGTATGACCAGCGTATTATGACAGGTCAGTACCCGGTGGCTGACCTGATGGGGTATCGGCATACGAAGGATGGACAGCTTGTGATTGAGCCGGAAGAAGCAAAGACGGTACGTTTTATCTTCCTGGCATTTATTCAGGGCTATGATTACGAACAGATTGCAATGATCCTGACACAGAAGAAGCGCAGCACCCTGCGCGGCAGGCAGGAGTGGAATGGCATGATGGTGGCTAACATCATGAAAAACGAACGTCGCTGGGGTGATCTGGAAGCTCGGAAGAGCATTGTGGTGGACTACAAGTTGGGCAAGGTCACAAAGAATAACGGAAATCGCTGCTCTGCCTACGTTCCAGAACATCACGAAGCGATTGTTTCGCCGGAAATTGCACGGGCTGCACATCTTGTGGCGTCCAGCAAAAAGAAGTGCGGGGTGCAGGATATTGTAGTAATCCAGCAGGGAGCATTGAAAGGATTCGTGGGCATCCATCCGAACTGGAGTGGCATCAATGCCGAAAGCATCCGCAGCCTTTGCCTGAATGCCTATCTGCCGGAAGAAGTGGTCGAACTGAACGATATGACGGAAATGAGGTCTGGAAAGAAGCCGGATATGGCATTGTTATCTGATTATCTGACGGTTTCAGGTACTTGCTTTATCAACCAGAGCAGCCCGGTCATAACAATCTCAAAAAATGAAATCCGTTTCAGCAAAGCGTGTCATACCCGCTTGGACGACTGCGAGCATGTGGAACTGCTCTATCATCCGATTCTGCAGGTCGTGATTTTGCGAAAGAGCAATCACGGCTTTTCAACGACGATGCGCTGGAGAGATGACAATGACGTTCATAGTGCTTTTTCAGCCAGAGCATTTTCTGGACTGGTCTTCCAAACATTGAACTGGAGAAGGAATTGCCGCTATCAGTGCCGTGGTATCTGCCGGGGTCAGGGAAATGCAAAATTTCTGATTTTTGAATTAGATGAGGCCCGGATTTTGACTGGGAAAAATCATTATGAACAGGCTGAGGGATACTCGATGAACCTGGAATGTCGGCTGTATCGGCATAAGTGGGTTCAGAGCATTGCGGCCGGTGATGTGATGGAATCCGGCCAAGTCGTAGAAAATCCCATGATTGGCGCGATTCCGAGCAGAAATGAAGTTCAGCGTGAACTGGATGATCTTTTGATGTCGATGTAGGAGGAACTTATAGAATGGAAGAAAAAAGCAGGGCGCAGGAACTGAGCGTT